GAAGAAGATCTTTGTGTCTCGTTGGGAAGGTGGCAAGATACTTGAAGCTGACTTTGCACAGCTAGAGTTTAGGACTGCTGCCTATTTGTCACAGGACAAAGTTGCTATGCAAGAAATAAGTGAAGGCTTTGATGTGCATAGTTATACTGCAAAGGTTATCACCGATGCAGGACAGCCTATATCTAGGCAAGAAGCTAAAGCACATACCTTTGCTCCCCTGTACGGAGCTACAGGCTTTGGCAGATCTGAAGCAGAAGCTATGTACTACGAGCAGTTTGGAGATAAGTATGAAGGTGTGTCAGCTTGGCACAAAGAACTAGGTAAGGAAGCTATCAACACAGGACGTGTTGGTATTCCATCTGGACGTTCCTTTTCTTTTCCAGATGTAGTACGTAAAGGTAATGGTACTGTCACATATTTTACACAGATAAAGAACTATCCTGTGCAAGCATTTGCTACTGCAGACATAGTACCATTAATTCTTATGACTTTTGATAACATGTTGCTTACACTACAGAGTTGTATTGTAAACACGGTACATGATTCAATAGTCATTGATGTTCACCCTGATGAGATTGATCAGGTTTTAGAAATAGTTACGAGTATAAATAGTAACATGAAGAAGATCATTGATACACGTTGGAATATAGACTTTAATGTTCCATTAAAATTAGATGCAAAAATAGGAGATAACTGGCTTGACACCAAAGATGTATGATGGTATAACTATAACACTTTTCGAAATTATAAGGAGATAATACATGAATGAAGTAATAACAATAAACGGAAACTATGACGATATGGCAAAGGCTATGGGCATCTCAGAACCAGTAGGTACTGAGGTAGGAAAGAAGTCTGCTAGTTCACTGGCTAGACTAAAGCTTAGTCACACACCTATCATGGGTACTGAAGAACTTAAAGGCAAGATGGTAAACATTGAGAAGATACCTTCTGGTGCTTACAAGCTTGACGTTCCTGATGACGGACAGTACTTTCAGTCTGACATTGAGATCAGACCTTTTATGCAGAGGTATATGTATAAGAGGTTCATCAAGGGCAGTGATGACACACCCAATCGTTATGTCAAGACAGTCATGTCTGATAATCTTAACGTTGATCTAAAGGATAACGATGGGGGCTTCAACTGTGGTAAACCTGCAGGATATATACAGGACTTTGCTTCTCTACCTGACAAGCAGAAGGAACTGATCAGGCAGATCAAACGAGTAAGAGTTATATTAGGTCTTGCTAAGTTTGATAAAGCAACCAAGGTTGAAGGTGAGTACACCAACGATGCTGACTTAGGATATGTCCCATTCATATGGGAAGTAGACAATCGTGAAGCATTCAAGACTGTTGGTGATGTCTTTGTGAAGCTATCTAAGATGAAGAGATTACCAGTTAATCATACTGTGTATGCTTCTTCAGAAGAGAGAAAGCTACCGAATGGTAATAGTTACTATGTGCCTAGCACTAGACTAGACCTGACAAAAAAGGTGGAGACATCTGATGAGGATCAGGAACTATTTGGTAACTTACTATCATGGGTTACTAACTATAATCAGTACATCATGGGACAGTTTGATGAGAACATCCACAGCAAAGAGGACATAGATCCTGCTGTTGTAGAATCTTTCATCGACATCACCAGTGATGAGAAAGTTCAGTAAGCCATGAACCATAGGGCAGAACTACAACTGCACCGATTTCTAGAGCAAGCCACTGACGGTAAGCAGGTGCTATCTGACACAAACATTGATAAGATTTGTGAAGATGTCAAAGAAGCCTTGCACCGTCAGTTTGGTTCGCAAAATTCTAGAAAGGAGTTCAGACTTAGAATGTCCAATATAGGTAGACCTACCTGTCAGCTTTGGTTTGAGAAGAACAAACCAGATGAAGGTATGCCCTTTCCCTCAACATTTGTTATGAACATGATGTTGGGGGACATAGTTGAGTCTGTGTTTAAGGGCTTGCTCAGACAGGCAGGTGTTGCCTATGAGGATTCTAAGAAAGTATCTATGGAATTAACTATTGATTCTAAGATAGAAGGCACATATGACATAGTTATAGATGATGCTGTTGACGATATTAAATCTGCATCTGATTGGTCATATAGAAATAAGTTTGAATCATTTGATACTCTTGCCAAGGAAGACCCATTTGGTTACGTGGGACAGTTGGCAGGGTATGCACAGGCTCTTAACAAAAGAGCAGGTGGATGGTGGGTAATAAATAAAGCAAACGGTAGCTTTAAATATGTACCTGCCGATGGTTTAGACTTGACGAAGGAGATAGATAAACTATCTAATAATATAAGCATTGTTCAGAACAACGAGTTTGAAAGGTGCTTTGAACCAGTAGAGGAAACATTCAGAGGTAAGCCCACAGGAAATAAAATCTTAGGAACGACATGTTCATTCTGTAGATTTAAACATTCCTGTTGGACTGACTTGCAAGAGCTACCGTCTATCATGTCTCAGGCAAAAGAACCAAAGATTGTTTCTTATGTAGAAATAGGAAAGGAGACTACAACATGACAGAGACAACAGCCACACTAGAAGAAATGGAAAAGAAGATTAAGACTATGGAAACTAAACTAGCGTCCATGAAGAAAGCCTATAAGAACAGGAAGCTAGAGGGACTACGTCTTGCTATGGAAGCACGTAAGTCTGCCGAAGATGCTGTGACAGAAGAGCTAAAAGCTTTAGGGTATAAACGTGTACCTTATAAGAACCTTACATCTTACGTAGATCAGATGAACTCTGTCTGGCAATGGTAGGTGTTATATTCTTCTAAAAAATATCAGGTAGCACGTAAGTTAGGCTATCGTAGTGGGCTTGAGGTTAAGCTCTCAGAGTTTCTTGATGAACTAAAAGTAAAATATATTTATGAGGGCATCAAGATAGAGTGGGAAGACTTAGCTTACAGACATTACACACCTGACTTTGTGCTACCTAATGGTATCATAATAGAAACCAAAGGACTCTTCACAGTAGATGACAGAAGAAAACACATCTGTATTAAGAAACAACACCCTAAATTAGACATACGTTTTGTGTTTACAAGTAGCAAAAGAAAAATTAAGAAAGGTTCTAAAACTAGCTATGGTGATTGGTGTGAGAAGAACAAGTTTTTATACCATGACAGAGTAATACCAGAGCCTTGGCTTAAAGAACGTAAAAAGAAACCACTTCCTAAACTCATAGAGTTTCCAAGGAAAAGAATTATAAGGAGTTTTTAATGACACAAGACGGATTCAAAGATTTACATTTTAAATTAGATGATCAAGATATTCTAATAAGAATGCAACCTATGCTAGATCACCAGAACAACTGGACAGGAGATGTAAACTTACAAGTTATAGACTCAGTAGCAAACCCTCTATCTGATAGAGACTTCAGTGAGGTAATGCTCTTTGCTCATATGGCTCTTGTAAGTATTGATTTGCTTAGATCAGATGAGGAGCATACTAAGAAAGTATACGAGATTGTCAGGGCTGAGACAGAAGAACGAAAAGAAAAACCAAAAGTTACAATTACTGGTAGACAGGGTAATGTAATTACGGTAGACTTTAAAGCAATGAAAGAGAAACTAAATGGGAGTTCATGATATGGCAAAATGGGAAATGAATAATTGTAAGGATAAGGATATGGTCAATAGCCCACCACACTACAACAAGTATGGTGTCGAGTGCATTGAAGCTATTCAGTCAGCTACAGGTGAAGGATACGAATATTATTTGCAGGGTAATATTATTAAGTATCTTTGGAGATACCGATACAAGAACGGTGTGCAAGATTTAGAGAAAGCACAGTGGTATCTCAGCAGACTGGTAGAGATAAAGAGTCAGCAAGAAACAGACTCAGGGCAACTTGATCTGCTTGAAGGACTGAGTGATCTTAGTGATGGTTGTTAAAGTATATCTTACTCTTAATCTAGACAAGGAAGATTACCCTGTCCCTGCTGACGGTGATCCTAGTGAAGAGATACAACAAGCATTAGAAGAGTTTATCTATGATATTGATGGGCTAAAAGTTAAAAACATACGAATAACATTGGAGGATTAATATGAATGATTATCAAAAATTTATTGCAATATCTAGGTATGCTAGGTGGATGGACGAGGAGAACAGAAGAGAGACATGGGATGAGACTGTACAGAGGTATGTAGACTACATTACTGAGAAAGTTAAAGGACACTTGCCGAAGCAACAGATCTTTGAAGCTATAAAGAATCTAGAGGTTATGCCTTCTATGAGAGCCTTGATGACAGCAGGACCTGCCCTTGAGAGAGACAACACAGCAGGGTACAACTGTAGCTATCTGCCTGTGGA